CCAGATGTATTAAGCAACGACATATTGGCAGTATCTGTTGTCACTTGCTGCCATAGGATCCATTCGATATCCACAGGAACACTACAAATTAAACCAACTGTATCTAATTTCCAAATTTTGCCAGTAACATCATTGCCGGCGGCAATGCTCATAGTTGCAAGACTTATCAATGTAATAATCATCAGTCCGATTAAAAATATTTGCTTTTTCATGACATCATTCCTCCTTGGGCAGCCATGGCTTGAGGATTTGGCTGCTGTATGGCCGTTTGTTGATATTCAGTAAGCTCATTCTCGATAATTTCCTTCAACTGGGGATCATCCATCAATGCAGCTACTACCTTAACCATCACTTCACGAGGTAGCTGCAGGGCTCCTGTCTTTACTAGATCAACGAAATATCTAAACCGTTCTATCCGATCGGAAGGCATCACTTCTTTATCACTCACTATTACATCATAGATTCCAACAGTAACATCATTCAGGATCTGTGTAATGCCACCCTCTTCGTCATAAAGGGCCTCGTTGATCCGCATATATTGAGGTCTTTTATCAAATCCTCCGCGGCCTTTGATGCGAATAACCTTTTCGTAATCAAAGAGATGTTGGATAGCGTCCCTCGTATATTCGGTAAGGACATATTGAAATAGTCTAAAGGAATCATAAACCCAGGAGATGATATTTGCTCCCTGGCTCATTTTCCGGTCAATAGCCTTCCCGGATGCGCTCTTCCCTAAAGATTCGACACTTACCAGGGATTCGACACCTGAGATGTCCAGGAGTTCATCGCCCATGACTTTGGCCTCTGCCATGGTACCCTGATCAGGCATAGTTGGTGTGATCTTTCTAGCTCTACCTTCTGTTAATACGCCCTTGGCCCATTCCATTATAAATCCGGGTTTACTTCCCGATTCTTTGAGCTTATCCGCCCACTTCTGCGAGGAAGGGGCTTTCTTTTCATATTCCCAACCGCTATTGGCAGTGGTTCCAATGAGATGGATAATGGCACTGGCTAGTTTGTTGTGGTACTTCTGAGGGTCTTTCATAGCCTCGATAAGGGATATCAGTTCTTGCCTGGCTCCGGTCACTAATCGATCAGGTTCAAACACTACGTATGGGAAGTTGTCACTGAGCATCGTTCTCTTGCCGTCTTCCCGGTTCCAGGGATTATCCCCGCGCTCAAATTCGATATCTCCTGCGAATACGATATATTTGACTTCGGGGTACTCCAACGCCACTGGCTTATAGCGTTTCTTTGCTTCCGGTCCAAACTTTTCTAACTTTTTAATGATCTCTTGAACTGATTTGGTGGAATCGTAAACTACAGGTTCACCATCTATATCATCCATAGCCATGTCAATAATCTTGGTAACTTTGTGCCATTCTTTGTACCAGCGATAGACCACGGTTAATTTATCACTAGCAGCATCGTAATAGTTGGATTCAGGGTCTTGATATTCATCGGCCTTGCCTGAATCATGACCGGGTGATCCTGATTCATCTCCCTTGGTGGTCTGACCTATTAGATTCTCAATGGCATCTTTTTTATTCGGCCATAACCGCTTTGCCTTATCCGGTTTTATGGTTAACGCACGAAACAGGTTATCTGAATCCTTACGATCTTTGCGTTTGCTATCAGGGTCCAAATAAAACTCATCTCCGGGATAAAGTGATATCTCTACTTCCCCTCTAACATCTTGATCGTAAGAAGGGAAAATACCGGCCACGGCACGACTCAAAATAACCCCATTCTTAAAGGCCTCGGCCTCTTGGAATTCCCATGTATTCACGCGATCCACATGGTCTTTACAACTGTTCATCACATCAGTAGTGTCCAGATCGCCTTCTTCGGATGGTATAAACTTAGCTTCGGTCTTGGGCCTAGCTCCACAGATCAGGCGCAGAATGGGACTGATGCGATTTAAGGTTAAAGCGGGGAGATGTGCCTTTTCGAGTTTTTCCCTGGCACCATCATCAGACCAGCCTTGATCCTCGCCCGTGAAATATTTTATACCGGATTTCATCTGCTTACGGTAATGCTTCTCGTAATCGCATTCCCGAATCCGAGACCATTCCTTACGGGATTCATCAAGTAACTTATCGCCTGAGGTGGTATCTATGTCATCTTTCATCATTTGTCTTCTTTTACGTGCCGACCATTACTTATGATTGCGCCCTTTGCCGGTCCTGCGGGTCTTGCTACAGCCACCCCGGCCCCGGTTGGCCCGTGTCCCTCGTCCTGATGCATCTCTCTTTGGTACGCCTTTTTTTGCCATGTCATACTCCTTGTTATAAGTCATGTTATTCACTCATCCAGTTGCCAGTTTCTTTATCCTCGAAGCCGTCAGACCATTTGTCCTTAGGGCCTTCGTCTTCCGGTTCATATACTCCAATCCGCATAGCTGCTAACAGCATGTAGTTGGTTGCATGCCGATAATGGTCGGCGCCCACTTTTCTATAAAAATAACTTTTGGATCCGGTTTCAGGGTTTTCTTCCAATACTTTGGCAAGATTGGACATTTCAAGGGCATATCGTTCCACTTCCTTATTCCTACGAGGGATAACATACCGCCCCGGTATAGTGATAAGATTATGGGAAGCATCGCATATTTCCGTCCTATTAATTATAACCAGGCCTGATTTACTATTGAATGCTGGTGCGTGGCGTTGTTCCTCCTGATAGTCACACAGGAATATCTCGTAATCCTCCGATTCTTGAAATTCCCTCGCCTTCCGAATTTCAGGTTCGCGATCAATAACGGCACATTCAACATTAAATCGTTTAGCTAGATCATGGACATCATTGAAGGAAGATACGGTTGCGAATTTAACAGCCTTTAGAGATACGTCATTGGGATGATAGGCGATGACTATATGGAGCAGGGTCCCCACATCTACACCCATACAGCAGGGTCCAGGATGCTTGGTCAACATAACATCCCACGAGCAGATATTATATATATCATTCGGCTTTAGCTTATTTTCCGACGCTACATAAGCCATTGCTAGCTTGTAGTTATAAACATCCGTAAGGGTGGTATGATATTTCTGAGGATCATTAAAGGCCCCTAGAATATCAATAGGGTTAATATATTTGCTATTTAATTGCGAGATCCATCTACCCACCATATCTTTGCTTCGGTCAGGATATCTTGCTACCCAATGCCCATTGTGGGGATAGATCTCTTCACCACAGTGAATACAGGATCGATATATCGATCCGTCCGCGCGTTCCTTGAGGCAATTAGGGAATTCCAACTCTAGGCAGGTCTCCTTACCGCAGTGCTCACATTTGATCATCCATATTCGTTGATCTGATTCTCCGTATAATTCATCTATTCCAAACCCAGGAATCGAAGGAGTAGATAGATAAACCTCTTCTTGAATTTCACTATGCGACATCCGCTCTTTGGCCTTGGGTATCATATCCATGTCATGTTCATCATATTCATCGAAGGTTAATTTATCTACTGGCTCTGATTTGAGTGCGACAGTGCTACGTTGTTGCTGATCAATTTTAGATGTTGACCGAGATCCCACGAAATACAAATTAGAATCAGATATTCTCTTCAACTCGACATTATCTTTAGAGACATAACAACCTATCGTGTGGGGATTTCTATGGATTAACGGAGTGAATCTGGATTGAGAGAACCGTTCCCCGGTTTTTGTAGTCGGGAAAACATACATTACGCCTTGAGGATATTTACCATATATCATGCCATGAGTGGTTTTAATGATATCCGTCATGGTGAATGTCATTTGAGCACCCTTTATGGCACATTCTTTTTGGGCCTCGCTTTGGAGAAGTTCTACTTGGTATTCGTGCCCTTCTAACAAAAAGGGCCCTGTAGGCAATATTATGTTATTGTAATATGCCCAATACCATGGGTCCACCGCTCGGTACGCTTCGGCTAATTGCTGTTCCTGAATCACGTAGGCTCCTTCTTGGCTATCCTTTCAGCTTCGAGCTGAGCTATCCGCCTAGTGTGTTCTTTAAGGACGGCACGCTCTTCATCCGAAATTTCTGTGTGGATGGGTATGGGTCCACCATTAGGGCCGCTGATCTGGGTCGGAGGATAATCTCCTCTGAGTTTATGGGCATCTTGTCGGGCTCTCTGTCGAATCTGCCAGGCGGTAACATTTTTTTGATCCGTAAATACACCCTTCTCCTGGGCGAACTTAGTATCCTGAGCATCTAATTCATCTATTAGTTTAAGGATGAGATACTCGGAAGTGAGCCCATGTTCCGCCATTTCGTTATACAACGGAGACAGCAAGGAGTCTTCCGCATCCTTGACATCCTGTGGGGTTATTTCGGGATGTTTTGCCATTATTACTCGTACCCTGCTTCAAGGTTTATGATGTAGTTGTAGAGTTTTGTGGCATCCTCTTTTTCCATGCAGATATAGTCTCCATACTCATACACATCAATCTGGGGCTTTAATGGCTTTGCCGGCATCTTGGGGCAGGTCACGCACCCGGCCATGAAAATGATCAGCGAGAGCACCAGCGGGATCACTAGCAGCTTTGTCAGCCTTGTCTTGCCGTTCTGTTTGCCGTTGTGCATACCATAGTCTCTCAATGAGCATTGCCACACGATTCAGAAGCTCCGCAACTACCTCAATCCAGTGCATCAGTCTTTGACTTTCTTGGTTTCCCTAATCTTGGAAATCAGGGCCAATAGACCGGCAACACCTGTGAGAATAGCCGTAATGACCTCATTGGCGCTACCTACATCCTCGGCACCCATCGAATAGCCGAATATACCAAAGACGAACGCCAGTAGAGCTAAGACAGCCGCTCCTATCCGGCCCCATAATGCACTTACGACCCAACTATCTTTTTCGTACATGATTATTCTCCTTTCACCATTCGTTTAAATTTCCGCCA